ATTATGGAAAATAAAGAAACTAGAATATATAATGGTAACCTAGAGGTTCGGATGGATGAAGATTCAAAAGAAACTAAAGTAACTGGTTACGCTGCCTTATTTGATACAGATAGTAGAGATTTAGGCTTTAGAGAAACAATATCTACTCGTGCTTTTGACGGTAGATTAGAAGATAATGTAATTTTAACTCTTAATCACGATCCTAATTTATTGCTAGATAGAAATATTGGCGGTACATTGAGGTTATCAGTTGATGAAAGGGGATTAAAATACGATGCTACTTTACCTAATACAACTACAGGTAAAGATGTGGCAGAACTTATGAAAAGAGGTTTGCTTTATGAATCTTCATTTGCATTTACTGTAGAAGAAGATGATTGGAGTAAAGATGGAGATACGACTCGTAGACAGATCAATAAAATTGGTCGTTTAATCGATGTATCTATTGTCGGGGTAGCCGCTTACGCGGACACTAATGTTGCTTTACGATCAAAAGATACTTTTGAAAATAACATAAAAAAAGAAGAAGTTTCTAAAGTAGAAATAGAGCAAAAACAAGAGGAATCGTTTGACGATTCAAAGTTAAATTTATTAAGTAACGAATTAAAATTAAAAAAACGAATATGAAAAATTCGATTGAAATTCGTCAAGAACGAGCAACAGCTATTGAAAAAGCTAATGACTTGTTAAACTTGGCAAAAAATGAGTCTCGTGACTTTAGTGCTGACGAGCAAGTATCTTATGACGGAATGATGACTGACATCGACAAGATGGCTAAAGATGTTGAAGTTGTAGAAAGACAAGAAAAGTTAAACGCTGAAGTAGTTTCTACTCCAGTATCTTTTGGAACTCAAGATGTATCTGATTCTAAAGAACTAAGAAACTTCTCTTTTACTGATGCTTTTAACGCTGCTAAGTCTGGTCGTGTAGAAGGTTTGGTTAAAGAAATGGATCAAGAAGCTAGAATGGAAAACCCATCTCAAAACTTCAAAGGTGTGGCAATTCCTTTTGCTGCTTTAGAATCTCGTGCTGCTAACACAGCATTAACTGCTAACTCTCAACCAGTAGATGTTCGTTCTTTTGTTGACGATATGTTTGCTGCTTCTGTATTAATCCCAGGTGGGGCTAATATGTACACAGGAATAAGTGCTTCTCAAAAAATTCCAATTATTGCAGGTGTAACTTCAGCTTTTATTGCTGAAAACGCTGCTGATAATGCTGCTGCAACTCCCGCAGGTGCTATTGGAAGTGGGCAACTTAATCCAAACACTATTGTAGCTGCTACTAATGTTTCTAACGCTGCTTTAACTCAAAACGCTTCTGTAGAGGCTGCTTTTAGAAGAAACTTTGCAACTGCTATTATGTCTCAATTTGAGAAAAACTTACTAAACATTGCTGATATAACTGGCCCAACTTCTATCTTTTTAGATGCTACAGCTACAAGTACAACTTGGGCTGCTAATTCAGCTTTAGCGGGGGTACAAGCAATGTTTAACTCAATGATTACGCAAGAAAATGATGTAAACAAAGAATCCATTAGATTATTACTAAATGGTAATGCTTATGCTGACTTAATGACTGAAATTAGTGGTCAAGCAGGTTCTGGAATTAGTGCAGGTAACATTAACTTAGTTGACAAAAAAGTTTTAAATATTCCTTACGCTATATCTACTAATGTAGGTAATGGAGCTAATGACACTAGAGCAAGAGCTTTAATGTTAGATATGCAAAAAGTACATATGGCTATGTTTGGTGGACTTGATATGCTAGTAGATCCTTACTCTCAAATATTACAAGGTGGTACTAGACTTGTTTTGACAACACTTCTTGATGGTTTGATTGCACAATCAGCAAACAAAGAAGCTGCTACTAAAATTATTGCAGGATCATAATAATTAGATTAATTTGAAAGGTGAGAGGGGTAATACCCTTTCCCTTTTCTTTATAAGCCGATAAATGTCGTACAGAGATAACATATTTAATTCTAACACTTACGAATACCTTAATCCTAGTCAATCTAGATACGGTAATCTTGAGTTTGTTGGATTAGAAACAACCGCCCAAGTAGTAACTACTGCCGAATTAAAAGCTCAACTTAGAGTTGATAATTCCTCAGAAGATACTTTATTAGGCACTTATATATCTGCTGCAACTTTAATGGCTGAAAATTATTGTAATCGTCACTTTATTACCGCTAAGTATAAATTATGGTTTGATTCATTACCTAGCACATTTAGTTTATATTACCCTGATTGTAGTTTTATATTTACAGGCAACGCAAGTACACACGATGGAATACATTATTTAGCTTCTGTAGGAACTTCTTACACGCTATTTAACAACACTAATTGGTATTCTAATCAAAATGTAAGCCCTTGTCAAGTTACTATTAACAGCACGCCCTCTAATGCAATTAGCACAAGTGATTTAACTGGTGCTACAAATAATATATATTATTTTCAGTTTAGAACAGGTTATGGTAATGCCGCTTCTAGTGTTCCAGATGCAATTAAACAAGCAATTAAGTTAATTGCTGCCGATATGTATTATTTTAGAGAAGATCGTAAGAGAGCATTTCCAATGGCTTCTGAAATATTATTACAACCTTATAAATGTTACTTATAGTATATGGCATTTATATCTCAAATAAAGGCAGGAGATTTTAATTGTAGAATTAAAATTAAGGAACATAATGTTTCTCAAAATACATTTGGGGAAAAGGTTACTTCTAATTATTCTACAGTATCTACTGTTTGGGCTAATAAAAATGTAACTTCTTTAAGAAACATAAACGAAAAATGGGAAGGAGATAGATTACAATCTTATAGTAAGTTTTTTTTTCAAATAAGATATGATAGTAATATAGAAGAGAATTTACTACCAGATTGGATTTTAGAAGATGATTCAACATCTGAAATTTACGATATTTTAAGTTATGTAATTGATCCAAGAAGAGAGTATATTGAATTTTATGCTGAATTAAAAATAACTGAATCAATAGCTTAGTTATGGCAAAAAAAACTAGACTAGAGGTAAAGGGTGTCAAAGAATTACAAAAAGCACTAAAAGGATTAGGTGAACTTGAAAGAAAAAAATCAAGAACAAAATTAAATAAAGCACTTAGACCTGCCGCTAAAATTGCACAAAGATCTTTAAAACAAGAATATAAAAACTCTAGTAAAAACACCCCTGGTAAAAGATACAACCCCTCAACAGGTAAAACTATTGTAGGCTCATCTTTATCAGATGCAGTAGGTATAATTACTGCTAAAAAAGGAACAGGTGCTGCATTATTTGTTAGTCCTAGAATAAAAGGTGTATATGCTAGTGCCAATTGGAGTAAGGCAGGTTCAGTAAACTTAGCTCAATTACTAATAAGAGGTTCAAAAGGTGAAAGATTTACCAAAAGTGGTAAAAGTACAGGAAAATTACCTGAACAACCTAATCCGTTTAAGGCTGTAATTAGAAAAAAAGGTAATCAAATGTCAAGCAGAGCAGATAAAGACTTAAAAACTCTTTTAGATAAAACAATAAAACAACTAGGTTTAAAATAAGATATGTTTGCAGTAATAGGACAGAAAATAGCAGCACAGCTTCAAGCAACATCAAGTTTTGTCACCGCTAATGGTGGCAACAACAGAGTGTTTCCTGTTCGCATTCCTCAAACTCAAAAATATCCTTGTACTACATACGAAATAATGGATGTAGATAACTTTGTATCTAAAAACCAATCGCTAGAATCGTGTAATGTTAGTATTAGACTTGCTACATTTGGTGAATCTTACACAGAAACATACTCACAAGCCAAAGCGGCTGTACTAGCTTTAGACCTATTTTCAGTAACATATAGCGATGGTAGTTCTTACACCGCAAAATTTAACTTCGAAACGCTGAGTGATGAATATCACAACAACGCTGAAGTTTTTTACAAGAACATAATTTTCAACTGTTTAATAATTAAAAATTAAAAATAAAACAAGATGGCAATAGTTAACGCAACTGATATAATTGTAAAAATAAAAGCAACAGCAGGTAACCCTGTTGAACAATTACTTCACGCAACAAGTGCAAGTTTAAGTATATCTCAAGATTTAAGAGATTCTACTACTAAATCTTCAGGAGGTTTTCAAGAAAATTTAGCAGGACTTCGTTCTTGGGAAATATCTGGAGATGGATTTGTTGATTTTAACTCAACAACTTCAAATACAATTAATACAACAGAACTTATTACTCTAATGCTAACAGCACAAGCGGACGCTGTGGTAGAAGTTTCATTTGGAATAGGAGCATTTACTTACGATGGTTTAGCATTTATTACATCATTGTCTTTAGATGCAGGTGTAGAAGAAAATGCAACTTACTCAGTTTCTTTACAAGGTACTGGAGCAATAGCAATTCAATCGTAATATTAACTTTTAAATCCATAAATTATGGCAATTAAAAACGCATCGGATTTATTAGTTTATAGAAAGTCTACTTCTAATGTAAAAGAATTGACTAAAATTTATATTGAAGGAACACCTTGCAATGCTTCTGGTAATGTAATTTTAGGAAATTTAGTTAATGCTAGTAATGTTTCTGTATCTAATATTACAGCAACTATAAATAGTAGTGCAGCAGGAAGTGCTGAAAATTTTTTAAATACAATAAGGGTAATTCTAAATTCTCAAGCTGGATATACTGCAACAACAGTAGCAGCTAGTGATGGTAGCGGTTTTTCTTTTTCTGTAGAAAACAATTTTACAGGAGACTTAGTAAACACCCTTAGTATTAGTGATGGTACATCTGTTATTAACGATACTTTAGAAATTATAGTGACTCGTTCAGGTGAAACTAATAATCAATATGAACCCGTTGCACATAGCACATCGGCGAGTTTTTCTATTAGTCAAGATTATAGAGATATTACTACAAAAGATTCAGGTGGTTTTCAAGCAAATGCATCAGGATTAAGGTCATTTGAAATATCAACTGATGCTTTACAAGATTATACAGCAGATTTAGATTTTCAAGAACTATTTAATAATATAGGTAATAGAACTTCTTTATTAATGAGATTTGCTGAAAGAGCTACAGGTGGTAGTTCTGAAAGATTTTATGAAGGAAATGTTTTTGTTACAAGTTTATCGATGGATGCAGGTGTTGAGGATAATGCAACTTATTCTGTAACATTTACAGGCACAGCATCAGTAACAAGTGGTACAGATTAATAATTAACTAATAAATAAAAAATGAAAAAGGTAGAGATTGGCGGAGAACTTCGCCCAGTAAGGTTTTCGTATTTATGTCTTAAAGACATTTGCGAAAAAACTAAAATTAAGTTGTCTGATATGAGTCAACTAGGAAGTGAGGTAGATCATATAGGTATAATGACTTATTACGGTCTTAAACACGGAGCAAAGAAAGAAGGCTTAGTTTTTAAACACTCAATTAGAGAAATAGAAAACTGGTTAGACAACGAAGATTTTGGAAAGTTAAATGAGATTTTTGACGCTTTTCAAATGGATCAACCCCAAACTGAGGGAAAGTAAACGAGGGGAAGGAAATAGATGAAGATTTAAGTGAAATAAATTGGGACACTATTGAAATATCAGGACTAGGAATGTTGGGGTTGTCGTATGATGAATTGTACGATTTAACCCCTCGTTCATTTTCTAATAAATTGTTAGGGTTTAATAATTACAACACTCAATTGTTACAAGATAATTGGGAACAAACAAGGCTTATAATTCACTCAACTTTATCGCCACATTCAAAGAAGAAATTAAAACCAAAAGAAATATTACCTTTCCCTTGGGATGAAAAAAATAAGCCAAAAAAACAAATTGCCTCAAAAGAACATATAGAAGAGGTGATAAAAAAATACAATAAGAATAAGATTAAAAAACTAAACTAATGGGTGGTTTAAGAACTATATCAATAATAGTAGCAGCCAATATAAAAGGGCTAGAAAAATCAATGGGCAAGGCGAATAAAACCGTTGCTACATTTGCAAGTAAAGCAGCTCGTGTAGGCTCTTTATTAACCTTTGGTTTAACCGCACCTATAGTTGCTATGGGTAAAGCCGCTATGGACACTTTTGTCGACTTTGAGCAATCAATGACTAAAGTACAAGCAGTAACAGGAGCAACTGTAGAAGAATTTGCTATGTTAACTTCTGAAGCAAGAAGATTAGGTGCTACTACAGTATTTACTGGACAACAATTTGCTGACTTACAAACAGTTTTAGGTAGAAAAGGTTTTAAGCCTGATGCCATAAAAGATATGACTAGTGCAGTATCTGATTTAGCTTTAGCAACAGGTGAAGATTTAACCTTAGCTGCTAATGTAGTTGGTGCTTCAATTAATGCTTTTGGATTAGAGGCTAGTCAAGCAGGTTCAGTAGCTAACACATTAGCTTTAGCTTCAGCTAATTCATCAATACAACTTAGCACATTTTCTACTGCTTTTGCTAACGCAGGAGCATCTGCTAGTTCGGTTGGAGTAGATATAGAAGAATTATCTGCTATGATGGGTGTACTTATGGATAGTGGTATTAAAGCATCCAAAGCAGGTACAGGTTTAAACTCTTTATTTATTACACTTAAAGAAAGAGGAATTAGTTTATCTGATACTTTAGATATGTTATCTGAAGGTCAAATGGGATTAGAAAAAGCAACAGCTATTGTTGGTAGAAACTTTAGCAAACAACTACTTATATTATCTAAAAATAGAGATAAAACAAAAGAACTTACACAAGAGTACAAAAACAATACTGACGGGCTTAAAAAAATGGCAGATAAAATGGGTAACACCACATTTGCCAAACTTAAAAAGTTTACATCTGCAATGGAAGGGCTGAGATTAGAATTTGGTGAAGTTATTGCTAAAGCCTTAATGCCATTCATTCGTCTTTTCACATTATTAGCAGGTGCTTTTGGTCGTATGAATGGTACACTTAAACTTGTTATTGTTGTTTTTAGTGGTTTAATAGCTGTAGCTGGGCCTTTACTTATATTATTAGGAAGTATGTCAGCTTTAATGCCAATTCTTGCGGGAGGTATATCAATAGTTGGAGGAGCTATAGCAACCGTTTCGGGGGCTATACTACCTATTCTTGGTGTTATAGCGGGAGTTGTTGCTCTATCTATAGTAATTCAAAATTTATTTGACAATGGCGTTATAGGTGGTCAAAGATTCTCAAACTTTTTTGATGATTTAGAGATAATGTTTTTAAAGTTTGGTATTTGGTTACTTAATCATAACCCTATGGATCTTTTAGTAGGTGGTCTTAATAAAGCGTTAATATTCTTTGGTAAAGACCCTTTAATAGATCAAGGTACAGAAAAAATTAAAGAATACGCAGATACGATAGCAGAATTAGAAGCAATACAATCTAGTCAAGTGCCTGTTAAATTTGTTGGATTAATTGAATCCGCAGGTAACGCATTTGAAAATGTTAAAAAATTAGCAAAAGGTGCGAAGAATGCTATCTTCGATTTATTAAGTGGAGGAGAAGAAGAAAAATCAAGTGATAATAGAGCTATGGGTGAAAAAAAATCCCCATTTGATTTTAGTGATGAATACGAAAAATACTTACAAGATTTAGAACAAGCTAAAGCCGCTACACAAAGATGGACTAACGCTATAAATACATTTGC